GTTGTAGTAGTAGTTGTTGTAGTTGTAGTAGGCATAATGTATTTAAAAGATATGTCATCTAACAATGACCAGTCATTAATTGTTATGGTAAAACTTCGTATGAAAGTATCTAAGGTATCGTAAATATTGTAAACAACATCTTCAAACATTGTCTGCACATTACTATTATCTTGTCCTTCTAATACATTTGTCTGAGTAGTTTCATCTGTATGTGTGTATTCCACAGTGCCATCATTGTTCAAAGCACCAATTCTAAAACCTACCTCATATATCTCTATTTCTAATTCTTCTTCATCTACTGTAGTTGTTTCAGGTAATGTAAATGTATAGTCGTTACTGTCATTACCATGTTGTTGATAATGCAAGTTCATGTGAAAATCTGTCATACCACAACAAAACCAGTTGCCATTACTATGTATATCATCTATTTGTATATTGTTTTCAACCTCATTACCTTGAATATCTAATTCATCTTCAGGTAACTCTATATCTGTAGATTGTTCCCATTCAGGAATAGTTGTTGTAGTCGTAGTAGTAGTTGTAGTATCTGTAGTTTCTTCTTCTACTTCTTCTTCTGTTTCTTCTTCTAAAGGACCATCAAAAGTTTCTACTTCCTCGACTTCTCCTGGGATAGTCGTAGTAGTAGTATCAGGTACAGTAGTGGTAGTAGTAGTTGTATCGTTTTCATTAGCATATAAAGGTAATGGTAGCAGTAATATAACTGCGAACAAGATTCGCAGCATTACATTACAATCGCTGCAACAACTCCACCTAGTGCTACGAGTAGCGTTAATACTTTATAAAATTCTGCTTTGTCTAATTTGGCGTCAAGCTTTTCTTCTAATCTATCAAGTCGTTCAATGACCATATTGAGTAGTTCCTTCTGTGTGTAGCCATTGTTCGTCATTTATGAAATCCAGTCCCAATCCTCTTCTCTATAATGTTTAGGAATTTTTGGTTGAGCAAAATCATCTAACCATGCTATAAATTTTTTTATAAAGTAACCTAATACAAATCCAGCTAAAAATTCCATAGCTCGGATTATATCACATAAAGTCTATGTTCAGAAGTACTCTGTTATTTTTATCTGTTTGTGTATATCCCTGATGAGGTATATAACCATCAAACACTAATAAACTATTTGCAATAGAAGGTATTTTTATGTCAGAATCTTCTACAAATAAAATAGTTCCACCATTACAATCTGTAAAATTATAAACTGCTGTGTAATATTTTTCTAAATCAGGAAAATCAGTGTGTGTAGCATGATATATATTTTCATTTTGATTTGTATATAAGTTTGCTTTTACTCTTAATAATTTAGATTTACCTGTAGTAATACCAACTTCAAATAATACAGGTAATATATCGTTAAAATACTCTGATGAAATTTGTCCATTTCTATATATGTGATGAGTAAACATAAAATTATTATCAGCACCAGGAATAGTGCTGTCATTGTAAAACCATGGAAAAAAACTACTATTAAATTTTTTATTTATTTCTTCGTATATTTCTTTATCTAATACATCTTCTATTAATTCATAATTCATTTTAAGTTCTTTCTGTAATTTCCAACAAAAGAGTTTCTTAACTTAGCTTTTTCTATTGTCATTTTTTTCTTGTACTTACTGTTATATTTTTCAACTTTAAAATTAAATTCTTCTCTTTTATAAGGAACTAAATAACACAGAGGAGTACCACTTTCTATAAATACTTCGTTGCTTTCAGATGTATACATAAGCTGTAATACTACTTCTTGATTTATGTCTGCTTGATACACACCATAAGCTATATGCCAATCAGGATTGTAGTCATATATCAATGGAACTTGTCGTAAACTATAACCTTTTGGAACTATTAATTCAAAAGGACTAATAACTTTAAAAACTTTTCTTACTTTAGATTTTGGAAAGTAATCTAAAAATTGGTCATCTGTATGATGTTCTAATGTAAAGCCACTAGCATTTGGAACTTCCCAGTAATAACTTCCATCATCTTCTACTTTTAAATACATGTCACAATGTGCATACATTATTATTCCCTCTAAAAAAATATCAACAAAACTTGGACAATGTTTTGCAGTTCTAAGATTTGGAAACTTACTTGGTCCTCTTTCTACATCATTAGGCATACTTTTAAAATATTTAGGAATATCTTTTCTTGCAGGTTTAGGTATTATTTTTTCAATAGATAACAATTCTTCTCTTTGTGATGTAATTATTATATCTTTAATTGTTCCACCTTTATTTATTTTTTAGGGTGCTTCCCAGTTCCATGTAGTGGTATTTAAAACCCAATCATCAAAAGGTTGTGGTTCGTAAAAGACATCATTACTTTCATCATAAATATATCCGATACCTGCAAAGTTTCCTCTAAATGGAGTTCCTCCTAATAGGTGTACACCATTTTGTGTATTGTAAGAGGTTCTTACTACTTTTGCACCATTAACTATTTTTTGACTAATGTAATCTTCCCAACTTGAATAACCTTCAGGGTGTGCTTCTGTTTCATCTTTACCAGTCAATACACCAGTTACTATATTTGAACCATCTAGTACTGCATAATGTGCCATTATAAAGCCCAACTTACATTGTCTGAACCTGCAGTAAAGGTAGTTACTTTTTCTGCACCATCTGTTGCAGTTGTACTTGTTAAACTGCTACCAACAGTTATTGTATATTCTTTAGGGTATCTTACTATCACAATACCTGAGCCACCATTTCCTGCTTGACCATTACCAGGACATCCTGCACCACTACCAGTGTTTGCAGTTCCTGCAGTTGAGGAAGTTGCAGAAGCATTACCACCTGCAGTGCCACCACCTGAACCACCACCACCTGGTGTTCCTATTCCTGGTCCTCCACCACCACCTGCTCTGACAACAGCAGAACCTGTGATAGAAGATGATAAACCATCTCCTCCATCTCCTCCATCATTAGGACCTGAAGGTGTTTCTCCAACTTCTGAAGCACCACCACCTCCACCTCCACCTGCTTGGGAGTTTGAGCCACCACCTGCAAAACCTTGATTTGTTGTACCTGCAAAACCTGCACCACCACCAGTGTTTGAATTTCCTCCACCTGAACCACCTTGTCCACCTGAAGCATGTCTTTGAGAACCATGTCCACCACCAATAGCAACTATTGGTTGAAATTGACTACCAGTTCCTGAACCTCCACCTCTTCCAAGATTAGAACCTGTGCCACCTGCACCAATTTCTACTAAATAATTTTTTCCTAATTCTATGAATGCTTTTGGTGCTGTATCATCACCACCACCTGATGTTTCTGAAGCGAAAGAATTTATATAGCCACCTGCACCTCCACCACCTGCACGAGTGTTAGCTTCTCCTGAACCTCCACCTCCACCACCTGCAATAACTAAATATTCAACAGTAAAACCTTTGAATTTAGAACCTGAAATTGTATTGGATTTAGATGCAGATATACCCTGATTTCCTAAACTTGTTATAGCCATTTGTTCTCCTATGTAATTACTGTACCAAATGCACTAAAGCTTACATTAGCATCTGATGCACCAACAGTAGCAATATCATTATCTGCAAGTGTAATACCTAGTGTTAATGTAATAGTATCATTTGCTGCGATAGTAGCATCATAAGCTAAGTAATGTTCGTTAGCTAATGTTGCACCACCAGGTCTTACAGCAATTCTAAATGTGTTAGTTGCTGCTTCTCTGTTAGCTATAACAATAGTTGATACGATAGTTTCGCCATTTTGGTCTGCTATCAAAGTTACATCATTTGCTGAAGCATCTGCGACTTGTCCTAGCACTTTATAAGCGTTTGCCATATTTTATTTCTCCTAATATTATTTTATAGTATACTACACTCCAACCAAAAGCAAGGTTTCTTGTGGTAGATAAATTAACGCATGACCACTATCTGACCATAACATCATTTGTTCTCCCTCATTGATACCTCCTCCAGCATCAGGTAGTAAATCTATATCTTCATCTATTGGCTTATTACCAATAGTATCTATTAATAAACTTCCACCTTCTTTTAGCATCATTAACATGCTCATTATGCACCCATAACTAAAAATGGATTAATGTCTGCAGGTTCAGCTATTTGACTCGTTTTAACTTTTTTTACTGTGGCATCTGTTGCATCATATAGTAAAACTAAATCGTTTGCACCATCAACAACAACACTTGTACCATCAGTAGCACCATTTATATCAACATCAAAAGTTAAATCGTATGGGTCTGAATCTGAACCATCAGAAACATCAGTCCAATTTATGTTTAATGCTGCACCATCTATAAACTTTACTTCTTTTCCTTGTGCTATGGTAACCTCTGTACCATCACCATCTTCTAAAATAAAACCTGCATCAATTCTATCGTGAACATCTTCAAACATTTCTTTGACAACTGCCATACGAACTGTAGTTCCTCCAACATGTGTAGGGTCAGGTGAATGTCTGCCTTCTACATCTCTTGTCATTCCTGAAATACTTGTTCCTGATGCTGCTGTTACCAAAACTACTTCTCTTTTAGCAGGTTCATCAGGGTCAATAACTAAATAATAAGGTGCAGCTATATTAGATGTTCCATTAGATGTTGGTGCTGCTGTAAGTGTCATTGTATTAGAACCTGATGCTAAAATATCAGCTAATGTACTTTCGTAAAAGTTACTAAATGTTACTTCTTGATTTGCCATTTATCTCCTATCCACCAAATCTTATTAATCCAAGTTGTTGGATTCCAAACAATTCAGTGCTTGTTATATCAGTAACAACTGGTTGTCTAGTTCCACGCACAGTAAGTATAGCATACTGCGTTACACTTCCTCTTTCAACATTTGAATTTATTGGGTAACTAATTCTTTCTACTACTCCTCTAATAATTTCGTTAGGGTCAAATATTTCTAAAGTAACACTATCACCTTCTTTATCACGAAGTGTATTGTACAAAGTATCTCCTAAACCTTTAACTTTAAATGGTTTTCTTCCTGGTCTTTCTACTCTATCTGATACATTTATAGGTATTTGTGCTACTACTAATTCAGGTCTTGCTAATGCACGAATTTGTACAGACTTTAATTTTGGTGTATTTCCACCATTCGCAGATTTTAAAACTACTTTACCAACAATATACCTAGATATTTTTGCTATTTGTTTTTCTGTATCTCCTGTTCCTGTAGTTTGTGTTAGTGATAATTCATAACTTGAATGGTTAGAATCATCTAGTGCTTCAAATTTTGTAGATAAAAATAATTCAATAGAAGTTTGTGCTGATAATTCTAAAGTAGATAATTCTGCACCAACAAATTGTTTTCTTTCTGCAGTAAAAAAATCAGCTGCAGATAATACTATAAAACCTTCACTCTCAAATGTAGATGTTTGTTGATATACTCCATCAGAACTTACAGTAAATAAAAACTTTTCGTTTACATTTATAATGTTACTAACAACACCACCTGCAGCAGCTTTGTAATATCTTGCTATACCTGCTGTAGGTAAATAATATCTCCATAAAAAACTTGTACTTGCTGATTCTTTTACACCTGTATATACACTATCTCTCGTAGTAAACAAAGCATTGGGTGAATTATCTATACCATCTTCATCCCATTGTTTTATTAATTGATTTTGTGCTAATACATATAAGTCATCAGCAACTGTTAAATTTGCACGATATAATCTTCCAATAACTTTAGTTCCAGTTTGTACTTCTTTAGTTCCATAAAATATTAAACCTTGTGATTCTACAATACATGTAGGTTGCTCACCTGATATTTCTGTTTGTCCTTTAAGTGTAAGCGTTCCTGATATATCTTTTAAAGAGTATATTCTTCCATCTGTTGCAGTAACTAAAACAACAGCACCTGCATCTGTAGCATCTGTAAATGTTTGTCCTGAAGGTAATGTAACAATAGCTGAACCTACAGTTGTATTACCATCGTATTGATGTATAGCATTTCCAATAGACACAAGTAAAACACCTTTAACTGAAAATATTTTATCATAGATAGCAGCAGACATTTTTTGTGTTGATGTACCACCACTTGTTAAAGTTTCTATTTCACCTGCTGAACCATTGTTAGCTGTAATGTAAAGTAAATCTCCATGTGCAGCTAAACCTTTTATTTGATAACCTGCAGTTAAACCTTCAGATACTGTAGACCAATTTTCTCCACCATCTGTAGATTCATACAAAGTTTCATCATCTGATACATAAATTTTAGTTCCTACAACTGCCATGTGATTTACAGCAGATGATAAAGTTAATTCTTTTTCTGTTGTATGAAGTAATGAAACATTATATGCTTTTCCTAAATCTGTGTGAAATACATCTACACCTTGGCTATCCCAAAATCTTGTATTATCATTAGGTTTTCCATTTGCTCTGTGTGCAGTGTCTAAATTAGAACCACCACTAAAATTATTTCTTGAATATATACGACCTAAGTTAGATGTAAAATCTTCAGGATTTTGTTTAACATTTACTTGACCTTCTTGTACATCTGATGATTGTATTTGCATCTCCCTACCAGGACCAATAGCAGAACGCAAAAGAATGTTGTCTATTCTTACATCATATCCATATCTTTTTGCATTAGATATATTTGTTGTAGTAGCTACTCTAGGCATTAGGTGTACGCTATCTTATTAACTGTAACAGGTTCAGGATACCTAGCTCTTAAATCCTTTCGTGCTTGTTGTATTAAAGCTCTTTGATATTGTAATAAAGAATTTCTAATTGATGTAGCAGAGTTTATAGGAAAATTATTTACACCCATTTGGTCTGTAATATAATCTGCTGTAGCTGTTGGTATGTCTCTTCCTGCAATTACTTGTGCAGCAACACCTGCCATAATTATTGGCACATACTCATCTTCTAATCCTATTTCTGCTAATGTGTTATCTTCTGCAGTAGGTTCTATAAACTTCTTTTTAAAAGTAATAAATACAGTATGACCTGCATTTACATTATAAACTTGAACTGCTTTAACATTATTAGGTCCATTGTTATTGTATGTAATTGTTTGAGATACACCATTAGCATCTGTATAAGTAAATGGATTTGGTAAATCTACTAGCTCACATGCAACACCAGCAAATACTGTACCTGTTTCATCAGAACCTGCGGAAAAGTCTGTGTACTGAGATATAGCTTTTATTGGTGCTACTAGATGATTATCAGTAGAACCATCAAGAGGTATATAACCTACTTTAGAAGTAATTGATTTAGTTTCTACTGCAAACAATGTAGGATATAAGTTTTTTATTTGGTCACATACTGCATCAAATACATTTTTACGAGGAAATGGAGGTGCTATTTTAATTAAGTCACCTGCAGTATGTGCTGCTGCAGTAGTTCCTCTAGCTGCTCTAGTAACTGTAATTGTATTTGTAACAGCATTTAGGTCAGTACATATCATAAGTTCTTGACCTATTTCTATAATTGCACCAGCATCTAATGCATCTTCTTCTTCAACAGAAAGTAAGTCTCCATTAAAAACTACTGTTGTTGCTGAATCATTTATACCTGTAGATAATGTAGTGTAACTTACAATATCATCCATAGGCTCTAGATACTCTCTGAAAGTTCTATCTACGAGATTACCAATATTAGCCATTGGTTCTCCTAACTATGTCTAAAGTGTAATATTAATTTTCTATCTGCTGCTTCGTTACCATCAGATGTAACTCTGATATAACCGTTACTAGCAAAAGCCCAACCTGAAGGGTCTACTCTAAGTATGTCTCCAGCTGATACTGTGTATGTAGTTTCAGTTCCATCTGTTTCTTTTACATCAACCCATGTTGAGTTATCTAATGCAAAATCAAATGTGATATTTGAACCTGTCATTGCTGCAGGAAATTGAATACCACAAAGAAGCATACCTTCTGTTTGAACTCCAAGAGAGTTATTATTATCTGCTGAAATGTCTATTAAAGCTTGTTTTGACTTAATCATATCTTCCTTACTATAGCAGAAGAAAAGGGTGGAGGTGGAGTTCCACCCTAATCTTCAAATTAAATTATGCTACTGCTTGAATCTTGCAGTGATATGAAGGAGGTCCGAACTCGAATCCCATCTCCATATAAATTGCTTTTCCAATTCTAGCGTTTGCATCTTGGTCTAAGTCACGAACAAACACAGTACCAAATCCTGGGATGTTGGTAAATACTGGTTGAATGTAAGCTAAGTCTAAGATGAAAGCAGTTCCTGTTGGCATGATATCAGGGTCAATAACCATCAATCCGATTGAACCGAATGGGGTTACGATTGTATCAATATCAACACCTGCAATATTTCTATCTCTAGGAATAATTGCACCTGCTATATCAACTGTACCTTTAACAAGTTCGTTGTTAAGGTCTAGTAATTGTTTTGGACTAACAGCTAGCACAGGTTGTGACATTGGTGCATGGTTATCATACATTCTTTTAAGAGCTTCTGAAATTGTCTTAAAAGAGATAACTTGTGCTGAACCAGTTCCATCTCCTGCTGTGTCATTGTAGTAACAGTTACCACCTAATGGGTTAACTGCTGCAGAGTTGTTAGCGTTCTTGTTTAGTGAAATCCACACATCAAGACCGTACATTTCTCTTGTTCCTGACCCAGGTGTTACATTAGCACCATCTGAGAAAGAACCATTGAATGCAAACCACTCAACTTCTCTTGCTACTTTTTCCATTGCTTTTTCCATTTGGAAAGCAAATTCGTCTGCCACTGGGCTACCACCAAATAAAGC